TTAGCCCGGAAATGACGTTTGCTTTTTCTGCTGCTTTTCCCGAGCCAAGGCATGCAGTTTTTTTAGATAGGCGTTCTCCGCACGCAGGTATTCGAGTTCTTCCTCGGCACTGTGGAACGTGGGATAGGGGGCGGTGAGCGGTTTGCCGGGTGGCGTCTTCCCTGAAGTCATGGCGCGTTCTCTGCGTTTATCACGAAGGGCCATGATACCGCCTTCACGATAAAGACGCGCCCACCGGCTGACGGTGCAGGCCGCGGCGATCTTGAACGTTGCGGCTGCCTTGCGAGAAGAAGCGTTATTTTCCTTCATCCAAAGCAGCACCTTCAGTTTGAATGGTGCGCAATAGGCTTTGGTTGTGATGGTCAAGCCATGGTCGCCACTGGCTTTCCAGTGCTCGGTCCAGCGACGAACTGAATCGCCCCGGATTTTCTAGACACTCTGTTGCTGAAAAATAAACTGCCTTTCAAACTCTACCGGCGACAGCCCATCATTGGAACCATGGCGCCTGATTGGGTTGTAAAACATTTCGATATAATCAAATACGTCGCTGCGTGCTTCGTCTCTTGTCGAGTAGATCCTGCGCTTGATCCGCTCCCGTTTGAGCAACTGAAAGAAGCTCTCGGCGACAGCGTTGTCGTGACAGTTGCCACGTCGGCTCATACTGCAACTCAGGTTGTGAGCCTTCAGAAAGTCCTGCTATTCCCCACCGGTAAACTGGCTGCCCTGATCCGAATGCACTAACACAGGCTGCTTGGGCTTTCGGCGCCAGACGGCCATCAATAACGCATCAACCGCCAAGTCTGCCGTCATGCGTGGCTTCATCGCCCAGCCGATGATCTGGCGAGAGAACAGGTCGAGCACCACCGCCAGATACAGCCACCCTTCTTGAGTGCGGATGTAGGTAATGTCAGTCACCCAGGAGATGTTGGGGGCTGGCACCTTAAACTGACGTGCCAGCGTGTTTGGGGCAGCCTGTGGGCTCTTGCCTCCATAATGCCCCTTACGGCGTTGATAGCCCGTTTGCGAACGCAGCCCTTCCCGCTTCATTAATTTGGCCACACGGTGCTTGCCGCAGGCTTCCCCCAAGTCACGAAGATCGCGATATATCTTGCGATAACCGTAGACAGCACCACTTTCCAGCCAGGATTGCTTGACCAATCTGGTCAATCGTTCGTCCTCCTGCTGCTGTGGCGACGCGGGCTGTTTCAACCACGCATAGAAGCCACTTCGGTGAACCCCCAGAGTCTGGCACAGGGTAACGACACTGTACCGGTCGAGTCGGGAGGTTATGAACACGTACCTTTCCTTGACTCGCTGGCAAAGTACGCGGCGGCCTCCTTTAAAATGTTGCGCTCCTCGGTGACTTGGCGCAGTTCGGCTTTCAGACGGCGTATCTCGGCTTGCAAGGCAGACTCTTCGTGCGGCTGGTCAGCGGGCTTACCGTACTGCTTGAGCCAGGCATACAGACTGTGGCTGGATACCCCGAGGGCTCGTGCAACATCAGCCACAGGCCGCCCGCGCTCGGTGACTTGTTTAACCGCTTCTATCTTGAATGTTTCTGGGTAACGCTGACGGGTCATAACACCTCCAATAGTTGCCTCATTTTAAGGCTGTGAGGTGTCTAGGGAACTGGGGGCGATTCAATCCGCATTGTGCTGATCGTCAGCGACACCAGCGCGGTGGAACTCAAGATTGACCCGTCCGTGGTGCTGGCTACCCGAAAATACGTCGATGATGTGATGGCAGCCCACAAGCTAAGCCGCGATCACCCGGATGCCAGCGAAACGGCCAAGGGTTTTACCCGCTTGGCTACCCAGGAACAAGTGGATGCCGTCACTGCAGATGATGTGGTCGTCACCCCGAAAAAACTGACTCAGCACTACAAGCGCAAAAATATTCTGGGGGTGGTGTCACAAACTGCCGGCATCCCGACCGGGGCGATCATTGAGCGGGGCAGTAATGCCAACGGTGAATACATCAAATTCGCCGACGGCACCCTGGTATGCATAGCATCGGTATCTACAGTCAACCATGCTGCAAAAGAACTGGGTGCTCCCACATCCGCATGTCACTGGCCTCATCGTCATTTTCACAGGGCCCCAACTCACGGATGTTTCTTCACGTCTGAACCGAGCCGCGGCACCATCCGCCGCATTCAATGGGCCAATATCCACCACCCCACTGAGGCTGTTCGCCACTGGCTCGGATGTGTTTCAGCCAGGGGACTATGCCAATGCATGCGGCGCTCTGGCCATTGGCCGCTGGTATTAAGGAAACACCATGAAAATCACCCTCTCACCCGCTCGCCGTGATGAACAGCTCACCGCCCGCGTCAGCAGCGACACCCTCTATCTGAATGGAGAAGCGATCGACTTCACTCCGCTGCAAGACGGGGATGTGCTGCCATATAACGCCATCGACAATCCCTTCATAGGGGATGACGTCCGCCGTATTGATGGCGAAATTCACCTCACCCTGGTGCTGCCTTATGGCGCCAATGCCCCCTATGAAACCCGCTTTCCGGCAGCCTTTAGCGAGCCAATGACCGTGGTCAATGGCGCGGTACCTTTGCCAGCCTATGACACACTGGAACAGGAGAACCCCTCATGACGATTGACTGGACACAACGGATCACGCAAGAACAGCAGACTCAGCAACTTGCCAACTCGTTGCGCGCCCTGCGCGATGTGGCGATCAGCGAGACATCCTGGCTCGTTGACCGTCATCGTGATGAACAAGATGCCGCCATCGCCACAACATTGACGGCAGAGCAATACGCTGACTTGCTCGCCTACCGTCAGCAACTCAGAGACCTGCCATCCGCCCCCTGCTGGCCCGCCATCGAGATACCGCCGCCACCTGCTTGGCTGGCACAACCCTAACCAGCACCCCGCCCTGTGCGGGGTGTTTCGTTACTGCCTGCGCCTGCCACCTTGTCACCGCTTCGCCATTGTGTAACGCCGTTACACAATGGCCGCCGCTCGCCTGTCATCCCCTGCCCCTGCATCCTGACCCTGCTCGCATCACATGCATTACCTACGCAAAGAATGCTCCGTCCGGACAACAGGAGAACTTATGGCACTGGACCAATTTCACCACGGCGTGCGCGTCGTGGAAATCAACGAGGGCACCCGTACCATCCGCACCGTCGCCACGGCGGTGATCGGCATGGTCTGCACCAGCGCCGATGCTGATGCTGCCTACTTCCCGCTCGACAAACCCGTGCTGATTGCCAACCTGCCAGCAGCCATCGCCAAAGCAGGCAGCAACGGCAACCTCAAGAAGTCGCTGCAAACCATCTATGACACTGTCAACACCATCGTCATCGCCGTGCGCGTGGCCGCCGGCGCCGACGCAGCCGAACTGACCAGCAACATCATCGGCACCATCAAGCCCGATGGCAGCTACACCGGCCTCAAGGCACTGGAACGGGCCGCCCCGGTCACCACCGTCAAGCCGCGCATTCTCTGCGTGCCGGACAACTGCAGCCTGCCGGTGGCCACCGCCCTGGCTGGCATGGCCAAGAAACTACGCGCTTTTGCCTACGTGCCGACCATCGCCGAAACCGTCGAGGCCGCCCTGGCCTATCGTGAAAACTTTGCCAGCCGCGAGCTGATGCTGATCCATGGTGACTGGACGGCGTGGGACGTAGCAGCGAATGCCAGCGTCAAGCTCGATGCCTGCCTCAAGGCGGCAGCCCTGCGGGCCCTTATCGACAAAGAGATCGGCTGGCACAAGACCCTGTCCAACGTCGGCGTGACCGGGGTCGATGGCATGACCAAGTCCCTGTTCTGGGATCTGCAAGACCCCGACACCGAAGTCGGCCTGCTCAACGCCAACGAGATCACCGCCCTGATCCAGGCCAACGGGTTCCGCAACTGGGGCAACCGCACCTGTTCGGACGATCCCCTGTTCTGCTTCGAAAACTACACCCGCACGGCCCAGGTGCTGGCCGACACCATCGCCGACGCACACATGTGGGCAGTCGATAAGCCCATGACCCCGACCCTAGTGAAAGACATCATCGAGGGCATCAAGGCCAAGGGCCGCGAAGCGAACTGGTAACCGGCGGGTACCTGCTCGGTTTTGACTGCTGGTACAACGAGGAGCTCAACGACAAAGACACCCTCAAGGCTGGCAAGCTGCGCATCGATTACAACTACACACCGGTGCCGCCGCTGGAAGACCTCGGCTTCCAGCAGCGCATCACCGATTCCTACCTCATCGACTTCAGCGCCCGCGTCGCGGCTGCAGCATAAGGAGCCACCATGGCACTGCCACGCAAAATCAAACGACTGAACGTCTTCCTCAACGGCGATAACTGGGTCGGTGAAGCGGAAGACTTCACCCCGGCCAAGCTCTCACGCAAATTCGAGGCCTATCGCGGCGGCGGCATGGGCGGTGCCGTCAACATCGACATGGGGATGGATGACAGCGCCCTTGATGTCGCCTTCACCTTCGGCGGCTACGGCGACCAGCTCCTGCGCTGCATGGGTGAACCCAAGGCCGACGGCACCAGCCTGCGCTTTGCCGGTTCCGTCCAGCGCGATGACACCGGTGAAATTGTCGCCGTCGAGATCGTCTGCCGTGGCCGCTTCAAAGAGCTCGACCGGGGCACCCTCAAGGCAGGTGACAACACCCAGGCCAAGGTCAGCATGGTCAACACCTACTACAAAGAGACCGTCAACGGCCAGGTGATGCATGAGATTGACCTGATCAACATGGTCGAGATCGGCCCCGATGGCGTCGACCGCATGGCCGAACACCGCAAAGCCATCGGCCTCTAACCCACCCAACAATCCAATGGGCGGCCAACAGCCGCCCTCACCACATCAACATCAGGAACAAGCACCATGGAAAACAAGACTGTCACCCTCGACACCCCGATCCAGCGCGGCGACACCACCATCACCGACGTGCAGTTGCGCAAGCCCAAGGCGGGCGAAATGCGCGGCCTCAACATGGCCGACGTCCTGCAGATGGACGTCAACGCCCTCACCAAACTGCTGCCCCGCATCACTACCCCGATCCTGACCGAAGCCGAGATTGGCAACATGGACCCGGCGGACTTCGTCCAACTGGGCAGTGAGGTGGCCAGTTTTTTGATGACGAAGAAAATGGGTTACCTGGCTGCGTAGACGACCTGATGGCAGAGATTGCCATCATCGCCCACTGGCCGCCGTCCGACATGGCTGCCATGGAAATCAGCGAGCTGATGGGCTGGCACCAACGCCTCGTTGAAACTCACAACCGCATCAACGGGGCAGAAGAACAATGAACCCTCTCAAACTTCAAATCCTGCTCGGGGCGGTCGACAAGATCACCGCCCCCCTCAGAGCGGCCAGCGGCCAGAGCCGCCTGACCGCCAAAGACCTGCTCGCCACCAAGCAGCGCATCAAGGAGCTGGAAACCCAGAGCGGCCAGATTGATGGCTATCGCACCCTGGGTAACCAGATAGGCGCAACCCGGGCCCAGCTTAGCCAAGCCCAGCGTGACGCTCAGCAGATGGCCCAGCAGTTAGCCAAGGTAGAACAGCCGACCAAGGCCATGACCCGCGCCATGGAGCAGGCCAAGCAGAAGGTGCGCGACCTCTCCCAGCAAGAGCGTGAAATGGTCGCCCGCCACGGCAGCCTGAAACGGGCCATGACAGAAACAGGCATCAACACCAAACAGCTTGGCCAGCACCAGCGTCAACTCAAAACCGACCTTGCCGCTGCAAACACCCAACTCGACCAGCAGCGCGCCAAGCTCGGCCAAGTGGCGGCTCAGCAAAAGCGCCTGAGCCAAATTAAAGCCAGTTATGACAAGACCATGTCCATGCGCGGCACCATTGCCGGTTATGGCGCCGCCGGCATGGCAACGGGGGCCGCGGGCCTTTACAAAATCAACAGCATGGCCTCGGTCGGTCTGGATTTCGACGCCCAAATGTCAAAGGTGCAGGCCCTTCACCCGCTTGCAAAAAGGCAGTGATGAGCTGGCCATGCTGCGCCGACAGGCGCGGGATCTGGGCGCATCGACCAGCTTCACCACCATGGATGCCGCAGGGGGACAGGGCTTCCTTGCCATGGCAGGCTTCACCCCCAAGGCAATCAAGGATGCCATGCCCGGCATCCTTGATATGGCCAAAGCGGGCGGCATGGAAATCGCCCGCTCGGCAGACATTGCCTCCAACATCCTATCTGGATTCCAACTGCCTGCATCAGAGATGGGCAGAGTGGGTGATGCGTTGGTCGCCACCTTCACCCGCTCTAACACCTCACTCGAAATGCTGGGTGAAACCATGAAGTACGCCGCCCCAGTAGCAGCTGGGCTAGGTGTAGACATGGAAACTGTGGCGGCCATGGCGGGTAAGCTCGGCGATGCAGGTGTACAAGGCTCGATGGCGGGAACAGGGATAAGTGCCATTTTGACCCGTTTGGTAAAACCTACAAAAGAAGTCAACGGAGCACTCGCGGCGCTTGGGGTTCAGGTAAAAGATGCGACGGGAAAGCTGCGCGACCCACTGGCGTTATTGGAAGATATCCAGAAGAAAACCAGCAAAATGGCTGATGGGGGGGTCGCTTATCTTGCCGCCATATCTGGTCAAGAAGCACTCAAGGCAATTATCCCGCTGGTTGTAGCCTCCGCGCCTGGAGAAGGTAGTGTTAAAACATTGCGGCAGAAAAACTATGACTCAAAAGGGGAGTCAACCGCCGTCGCCAAGGTCATGGCCGATAACGCCCGGGGGGATATCGATGGCCTGACCTCTGCATGGCAAGACCTCAACATCGAAATGATGACCTCCCAGAACGGGCCACTGCGTGGCCTGATCCAGCAAATCACAACCATGACCCGTGGCATCGGTGAATGGATGCGCGCCAATCCAGAACTGACCGCGACCATCACCAAGGTTGCCGCCGTCACCGCCGTGGCTGCTGCTGCCGGTGGCTCGTTGCTGCTGATCGTGGCTGGGCTGCTCGGCCCCTTGGCTGCGTTGAAGATGGGCTTTGGCATGGTGGTGACGATGGGGGGACCCTTGTTGACCTTCATCAAACTCATGACCATGGGCATGATCAAGTTCGGCCTGGCCATGCTCACCAACCCTATCGGCTGGTTCATCATGGGGATTGCCGCGATCGCCGCTGCCGCCTACCTGCTTTACAAAAACTGGGATGGGGTCACCCAATGGTTTCGCGAACTCTGGGACAAGTGCAAAGCCCCGCTGCTCGCATACTGGGATCTGCTGAAAGAGATCTTCTCCTGGACCCCCATCGGCATGCTCACCATGCATTGGAACGAGATCTGGGCCTTCTTCGACACCCTGCCAGCCGGTGCCGCCAACAAAGGGCGAGCCATCATCGACGGCTTGATTGGTGGCATAGCCGCCAAATGGGAAAGCCTGAAAGCCAAGATAAAAGCCCTCACCGACCTGCTGCCTGACTGGATGAAAGGCGGCGGTTCGGTCACGGCCAACGTCTCGCCGTCAGGCTACCTCACCGGCAACTACAACACTCCGGCGATGGCAGGCGGATCAGGTTACGGCCCGCGCATCGTCCCAACCATAAAACCCGTTGTTGCCAAAGGCGGAAACTCAACCACCAATCATCAATGGAACATAGTGCAGCAGCCGGGCGAAACAACTGATGATCTTGTTCGCAAGATTGATCAGCGGCTAGACCAGCGCGACCGACAGGCCGCCGCCCGTGGCCGTGCCACCCTGGGCGATCGCAACTAAGGAGCAACCACCATGATGATGACCCTGGGCTGGTTTGTGTTTATGCGCTCGACCGTCGCCCCCCAATCCCAGCAAGATGAATGGGCATGGCGCCACCCGGGCAATAACCGGGTCGGCGCTCGCCCGGCTTACCAATTCCTCGGCCCCGATGATGAAACCAGCACCCTTAGCGGGGTGCTGCTGCCCGAACTGACCGGCGGCCCCGTCTCCCTCGACATGCTGCGCCAGATGGGCGACAGCGGCGAAGCCTTCCCCCTGATCCAGGGCGATGGCGTCATGCGTGGATCCTTCGTGATAGAGGGCATCAGCACTACCCGCAGCGAGTTTTTCGACGATGGCGCAGCCCGCAAAATTGAATTCACCATCAAGCTCAAGCGGGTCGATAGCAACGACAGCGCCTTCGGCAACACCCTGCTGGGCCGCACTGCTGGCAACCTGCTCGGCCGCCTGGGTGTGGGCAAACTGATCGGCAGTGTCGGCAATAAACTCGGGGGGCTGTTCTGATGGACACCTTTGACCAGTTCGGCAGTCGACTGGCCGACAATCTTGGCATCACCAACCCGCTCGACGCCCTGCGCCAAGGCCATCCGGTACCGGCTTACCAGGTGCTGGTCGATGGCAGTGACATCTCGGCCGCCATTCGCCCACGCCTGATGTCGATGACCATCACCGACAACCGGGGCTTCACTGCCGACACCATCGAGTTCACCCTCGATGACAGCGACGGTCAGCTCGACATGCCGCGCCGTGGGGCGACCCTGCGCGCCTTCATCGGCTGGCAGGGCAGCGCCCTGGTCGACAAGGGCACCTATAAAATTGACGAGGTAGAGCACAACGGCGCCCCCGACGTGCTCACCATCCGGGGCAAGTCGGCAGACTTGCGCGGCGGCATGAACAAACTGCGCGAACGCAGCTGGCACCAAACCACCGTCAGTAGCATCGTCGAACAGCTCGCCGCCCCCTACCAGCTCACCCCCTGCGTGGGTGACTCACTCAAGGGCCAGCTGATCGACCATATTGACCAGACCAACGAAAGCGATCTCGCCTTCCTCACCCGCTTGGCGGGTCAGTGTGATGCCATCGCCACCGTCAAATCTGCCCGCCTGATGTTCATCAAGGCGGGCCAGGGTACCACCGCCAGCGGCCAGCCCCTGCCGGCCATCACCATCACCCGCCAAGATGGCGATCAACACCGCTTCTCGGTGGCCGACCGTGACGCTTACACAGGCGTCATCGCCTACTGGCAAGACAACAAGGCCGCAGAGAAAAAGAAAATCGAGGTGAAGCGCAAGAAGAAAACCAAGCCAAAAGAGGAGCGGCCACTACCGCCGGGCGTGGTCGTCAACAAGAAGGAACACGAACTGCTGGTCGGCGACAGCGAGAACGTCAAAGAGCTGCGCCACGTTTACGCAAACCAGAATAACGCCATGCGGGCCGCTCGGGCGGAATGGGAAAAGCTACAGCGTGGGGTTGCCGAGTTCGACATCACCCTGACAAAGGGACGCCCCGAGCTTTACCCCGAACAGCCCACCACCGTCAGGGGCTTCAAACCCGACATCGACGCCGCCCCATGGCTGCTCACCCAAGTGGTGCACGACCTCACCAATCAGGGCTACACCAACCGCGTACAACTCGAAGTGAAGCTGGAAGAACTGCCAGAATGAAAAGAGGGGAGCATTCTATGCCCCCCTCTTCTGGTATGAATTCTGGTTACATTCAAGCCCTTCTTAAATGTCCTTCGGTAGCTTCAAGCTCCATGGCCATATGTTCTTCATTGCGCTTAGTTGCTAAAGCCTCTGTCGCGATTCTTTTCATCTCACAATCGACAAACCGAGTGAGGGCTTGCCGTACCAGTGGTTGATAGCCGATGCCATTCAGCTCCGCAATTGTCTTCAGATTTTCGATTAGCCCTTTCTGCAATCTGATTGAGATTGGCTGTAGTGATAGAGCTTCGTTAATCAATTCATCGGTGGAGTGGTGGGATACTGCTACATATTGCTCTTCGGTGCCCAGAACCCCCGAATCCCACGCATCTTCTGTGCCAAGGATTGCTTTTTCATGGGTGCTCATAGAATTAATCCCTCGATAGTTGGAGCGTCACGTCTTTGACGTTTACGTACTTCTTAACGGCTTGTTAAAAATTTTCACAAGCCAAATTAAACGGCGTACTTGTTGTAAATTGCAATCTCTGTTGGATTGGCCGCATATGCGGTCTTAATGTGAATGTCGCCGTCACGAAGCATAAAACATACCTTTAGCTTTCTGCCTCGGTCTGTTTCAGAAATAAACCATTCAGTTGGGGGGTTCGTCTGGTGATCTTCTCGAGTGTCAACCAGGAAGCCTTTACCCCTGTTGGCGAACGCCTCTATGACTTCGCTTTCATCAACACAATGCTTGACCTTCAGCTTGGCTCTGACTGACGCTGATAAGATTGGTGCCAACTCCACCCCCTGCCTTTACGTTGTATATACAGCGTATATCGTAAGGGATCTTGGGTCAATCATAGTTGAAAGAATTAAAAAAGCGGCAGAGCCTAAGCCCTGCCGCCACAACCACTCCGCGAACTAACAGAAAAAATCTTCAAGCCACTGTTTTTAAACGATTTTAACTGTGTTAAATATTCAGTACTCAAGAGCGTAGCACTCCTTGGAGAATTTTGAGGATCAGAGACAAATCGGCTCACAGGTAATCATGATCTGCTGATCCAATGGGTTGCAGTACGGTCAGATGCTTAGAGCAATACAGGGGGCTCAGTGATGGCAAGAAAAATCTGTGTGGATCAAATGTGGACACTGGAAGGAAAACAAAAAGGCCACTATCGCTAGTGGCCTTCGTAAGGCTTTGATTTTAATGGTGCCGAGGCCGGAATCGAACCGGCACGACGCGAACGTCGAGGGATTTTAAAAGCTGTAAGTGCAGTCAACGGGGCAACCATATCATTGATTTATATGGCCTTCAAGTCATTGTGAATCACTCGATTTCGCCTAGTTTTTGGGTGTCTTCCGCCTAGTTTACGCCTAGATAGCCACGCTCCACGCTGCATCAATTTGCCCTTGTTCGGCTTCAAGTGACCATGTGCGGTAAGCGTTAATCATGGCCGCGCACGGATCGATTTTGTTCTCGCTCTTGGCTTTGTCCATTTTGATATTGGCCGCTGCATCGGTAGCCAGACAGACGTTCCCGATTGCCCAATTCAGGATCGGATCATCGCCGTGGATCACCTTCTGCTGAATGACTGCAACCTGTAGCGCTTTCGTTGGTGCTGACAGGCTGATAAAACCTTGCCTCACCTTCTCGACCGGTATCCCGTTGCTCTCTAGACGTGTCAGTGTCTGGTTACAGTTCCAAGGGTCGAAGGAAACACTTTGCAGATCGTAATGCTCGGCCAGCTCGTAAATCTTGCGCTCGATATGTTCATAATCAATCGTGCGCTCTCCTGCAATGGTCAGGTGTCCTTCTCGAACCCACTCGGCATAGATACCAGCATTTTTCTTGCCACGTTCAAGGGCTGCGCGAGGAAGGAAGTTATAACCCCAAACCCTCACCTCACCGACTGCGCCGGTGGGCTGCACACAATATACACTTGTGATATCGCTCGCTGCTGATAGGTCAATGCCCACATAGACGGGCTGACGCTCAATTGGGGTACACTCAGCGGGTATATTGCAGGCTGCCCAATCTGCTGCGCTGATAAACTCTTGCTCGCCTGATGTGAATCTGTTGAACCGCTTTGTCTGATACTCGGCCCACTGGCTTGGGATCAGTCTTGCCGTTTCCATGCTGGCGGCTATCTCGTCGGCAAAAACTGAAACGCCCAGGTTAGGGTTCGCTTTGACCCACTGGGTCGGATCGTCCATCTCGCTCGGATCATCCAGCTCATAGATCGCACTGAATAACGTCTCACTGGTGCTTTGCTTGCACTGGTCATAATACTGTTTGCAGAAACTCGTCGTGCTCGTCCCAGCCGTTGTGATGATGAAATGCCAGGCTCGACGGCGAGCAGCCATAGCCAGTTGCATTACGCTAAACATCTCGCCATCTGGGTGAGTGTGTAACTCATCGCAGATAGACGAGCCCCCTAGCCCTTCGTTCCCGCCCGTGTTGCTGCTCACAGGCTTCAGGCGTGATTTGCTGGCGGGGCTGTCCACATGGTGGGCAAACACTTTCGCCCTCTTGCTCAGTGCTTTGGATTGCTGGATCTGCTGCTTGCAACCATCAAATGCCAGTCGGGCTTGTCCTGCCGTCTTCGCATAAGTAAACAAGTCGTGCTGGCCAGGGTCTGCAATCAGAAGGTAATTGGCGAAAGTCGAGGCTAAAAAAGTTTTCCCATTCTTCCTCGGGACAAAAATAAAAAGGGTTCGGTACTTGTTAAATCCGGTGTCGCGCCACTTCATGCACAAAGCATTAACCAGGATAAACGCCTCCCAGTCTTCCACCTTGAACGGCTGGCCTGCCAGTTCTCCCTTGTGATGCGTGATGAACTTGCAGAAATGAAGCACTCGGGCGGCTTCGGTTTCATCAAGAAAAATATCATCTCTCACAATCTCGGAAAAATACCGCTCGACGGTTTTACGCATGGCGGCACAAGCAGGGATGGCACCGGAACGGATTGCGAGCGCGTAACGGTGCCACGGGCGCGGGTCATCAGATCTGGTCAAAGCCATCGTCTTCATCCGGTTGAGGCATACGGCTGACATGGCGGGTCATCGCATTCAGGCCTAGAGCTTTGTTCAGGTGCAGGATCTGCTTGCTGGTGCTGTTGAATAGATTGCAAGATGGGTTAGCAATACTGGAGCCTGCCGCATTGGTCGCACGAGTGCCGTGGGTCTGAATGTCTTCTGCTGCTTGCTGGTTCACGCTGGTCTGAATGCAAAGCTGTTCCAGTAACTGCAAGTCACCATCAGTCGGGTTCACCAGGAGCGGGATAAGGCGCTTCCAGGTGGCGAGGCCGGTCTTTCCTAACAACTTCGGACAAGTCGGACGCGGGTACTTTACCGGCTCAGCTTTTTTAACTGGCGGTTGTGGTGGCATAGGTGGCATTTTGTTCATTGTATAACCTCTTGGCTTGTTCTATTCGTTGGCGGTATCGCTCCAGCTCTGCTGGATTACCGTCAATTCTTGTTTTGCTTGCGTGGTGCGATTTGCACAGGGGAGCCAATCCGCTTGGGTGCGTGAGATGCTCCAAGTCGCTGTTGTCGTCCAGTGGGATGATGTGATCCACCTCGTCTACTGGCGTGATCACTCCCTCCAGGAAACAAATCAGACAAAGCGGGTAAGCCTGAATAAACGCTGCTCTCGCTCTTTTCCATGATGCACTCCCATATTGTTTGCTATGTAGCTTACGAACTCGGGTAAATGAGCGGGGGTGCTTATCACACCGCCCGCGCTGACTTTCGCTTATTCGTGCACCACAGCCAGGATAAGCGCAGCGGAATATCACGGATAAGTGACCATCTGTAATGCCAGTGTGTCGTTGTTCACGTAATCGACAACACATTTAGCGCCCGCCCATGTTACAATGTCGTCTTTTTTAAAAGTCTCCACTGGTCGTGCAATTTCTTTTGCGTCAACAACGCGACTACCGATCCGAATAATAAGTTTCATCTTAATACCTCATTGAATATATTGTTTGGCTGTGATATTTACAAACCGGTCTGTTGCATCTGGTGCGACCGCTTGAATGGAGAATCGCTTTCCGTCTGCTTCTATAAAGTGTTTTGGTAATATCAGCGAGCTGTAATCCATAACTACAGTGATCGTCTGTTCTGAAAATACCAAGCCACCCTCGATAATTTCCCGTCCAGTAACGTAACGAACGTTTGCCCAGCAGGTAAGAATGGGAGTCCAAATTTCAACAGGTTCGCCCCAGTCGTTTGTCCCCTGTTCCTGCTCAAGTATGGTTACGCGCTTATTCAATCGACCTCTGTCCATCAGTAAACCCCATGAATCCGGTGAGCACTCCATAAGCGTTCCACGGTCTGCGGTACTGCGTGGCGCTGTAACTCGGTGGTATCGGCTCTGGTCTCGTACAAAGTACCGATCATGAGTAAACAACCGGCCTTTATGCTCGGCTTCATCGTGCTGTCATTTACTACCGGCTCACCGATATGGTGGCTTGCTGCATCAACACTGGCCGCGATATACAGTGTCAGGATGTTATCCTCTGTTGTCACGGCGGGTAATCGCAAATGCTCTTTTACTAATTCGAGAGTAATCATTTAAAACCCCTCCGCCGATTTGATTTCTTCCGGAGTCAATGCGCCAATCTCAACACCAGTTTTATAAATATCGAACCGTGTTTTTGCATCAAGCCGTGACAAGTCCATTTGTTTAAACGAGCAAGGCACCATCAGCTTTAGACTAAGTTCTGCCGAAATCAGATCAAGATAAGGGCTGATTGTGTTGAGCATTAATGAACGTTGCTCACTACCCAGGTTGTCATATCGTGCGCCACCTTCATCAGCTTGTAGAAATATCTTGCTGATCCCAAAAATACGCGCAACCTCGATAACACTAAATTTTCGGCTTTCAATGAATTCGGCATCTGCGTTCGACTGGCTCACAGCTTTCCATTTGGCCTCCCCTTCTAATACAAGGGTTTCACCAGGGTTTCTTTCGGAAAGGCTCGCCTTAAATTTCTTGCCGTTTTCACTGTTGAGATAACCAGGGAATTCAATTATTCCGCTCGGCTTCAATCCGTTGGCCTGCTGGTCTGCTGCCTGCTTCTGCTGTGCCAATCCCAAACCGATAGCGTCACGCGCAACTGTGATAGGTGAGCGACCGATAAGCCCATCCAGGCTGTGAATTTTCCAGTGCACCACGTTTTTGACCAGCTCGGCTTTGCCATCGATCCAGTAATTGCGGAGTGTGTGACTCTGGTCAACGTTCACGCCCACACGGTGCGAGGCGATAAACTCAAGGCGTTCCGGCCAGCCGGTCAAACCCCAGTGAATGCGAGCAAATGCGTTGCCGTGCTGCAATAGGTTTTGCATCAGCGCCATTTTGAAACTGTGCGCCGTCATTACGTCATCAGGCGAAACAGTAAGGAGCTGTTCCACTGTCTGATTAGCGGCTGTCAGTTGATAGCCTGATACCTGCTTGCTGATAAAGCTGATAGCAGCAAACACAGCGGCCAGGCCGTTTGCACTCTCACTGGTCACGCTCACGCCTGAACTGCTATTTACTCGGGTCACTGCATCAATGAAAGCCTCGACACTCATTGAGCGCTGTTCTTCTCGTTTAAATGGCCACATAGTCACACCACGCTTTTTCTGTTGCGTTCATCAGAGCCCCTGCGGCGCAGCGCAACGCGATGGCGCTTGTCAGGTATGCTGGGTTACTGGTTATCGTCACCTCGTGCAATCTGGCCTCGATTACGCGGCGTACTGGTGGCTTTGCCTTCATGTCCCAGTGGTCTTTCACCACACTGAAACCAAAACTCATGCCAGACAGGTCGCCACGCTTCACCAGCTCAACGCAATCAGCACCGGCTCGGGTTGCTGGCGGGTCGATTTCAACGGCAAGCTCTTGTTGTGAATCGCTCATCTTCAAGGTGCCGCTGGCTGTCCTGCCTAACAGGTCTTTCTTGTCGTGCTCGTACAGGGCTCGAACGTCTGGATTAGTCGCCAGATGCTTGGAGAAAGCGCCAGGCTCGATGATCTCCACGAAACCGCCCAGGTCTTGCGAACGGGTGCCATAAGCGATTGCAACACCAACGAGCTTGCCACTCTCAGCGCCTAGTTTTGATACTCGGGTTTCAATACTCATACTCTTCCCCCTTTCAAAAGAGGCCCCCATTACAGGGGCCAATCTCGGTTATTACGGCGCGGTGACGGTCACTTTGACCTTAACGATCGCCTCGGGGTCAGTCAGTTGGCTGCCGCTATACATCCAGCTATACAGAGAGACGTATCCCTTCTTGCTGTATGGATCGCGGAGGTTGCCGCCTGCGGGGTTGTCCACGATAAACATTGCTTCCGGCCAGTTGGCTAGATACATGGTGCCAGGTGCCAGTTGTTCGCACTCGTTCACCGGATAGCCCAGCAATGATTTACCTTCGCCGCCCTCGACACTGCCCCACAACGGCTGTTTGGTGGTGTCTTCCAGGTTGCTGAACGCTGTCACCACATCGGATGCAACCAGCCATTGAGCGCTGGAACGGTGCACTAGGGGGAGAACCTTAGTATCTGCGCGGAGCTCTTTCAGGATCACGCTGATATCACTACCGGTCAGGGAACCAGCCAAACGGACTTTGCCAAAGGTGAATGCGGCGGGATCTTCTGCCGCATTGTTGAGCAAGTCGGCATGGTGCTGGTTGTCTTTGGTGATGTATGCCTTAGCTACCGAACCATTCATGAACCCTTCCAGGTCATAGCCGCCGCCGTTACCGTCAAGGATGCGCTGGGACACCATCGGTTGCGCGTAATGCTCCACGAGTGTTGCTTCGGCAAGCTCAATAGTTGGCGCTGCGGTCTCACCTCGGGCGGTGGTCTCATCACCAGGCTTAACTTCAGCCCCAGTTACCTGAACAGGTACGCCATAGGTCAGAGCGTCAGTTGTATGGCCAGCGGCCAAGCGGCGCAACGGTGACGCGGCAACCATCTTTTCCTGAATGCTTTTCTGCACTGCCGGAATGACAACAGCGGCGGTGTTGGTGGTCGTCATGCTTCGCTCGGCCACTTCGCCGTTTGCCATCCAGTTTCGGATCTCGTCACGGGTCGGTGCCGGTTTGGTCGCACCACTATCGCCTTGGCTCGGCATTGCTCGTAGCTCGGTTTCTTCCAAGTCAGCGGCGGCCTGAATGGTGGCCTTCAGTGACTCGGCTTTGCCTTTCAGCTCATCGAATTTAGCCAGCTCTTGCTGATCCATGCTGCGGGTTTCGCTCTCAGCCTTGACCAGCAAGGCTTTCATTTGCTCTCGGGTCTCGTTCAGAGACCGTTTAAGAAGCTCAATTTTCATAAAAAAGACCTCGATATCGGGTTAAAAAACGTCAGTTGACGCTGTCACGATAGTCCTACCCACCAGAACGGTCAAGATCATTTTTCTATGTAAATCATATACTTAAGTAAGCTACTTACCAAAGTGAATTGCCATTCACACTACAAGTGTTCGCTGAAATGGTCGTGTGTGAAAATTTGAGGATGGCGCCGGTCGATGGCAGGGTCATACGGAGGAATGATTGTTTAATTGAGTGAAAATCTTGATGGGTTTATTCAATATTCATTAAGCACATGCAAAATTATGCGTGTTGCGTTGGTGTTCGGTGACAGTGCGTGACAGCACGTGACAGTGCGGTGACAGTGCGGTGACAGTGCGGTGACAGTGCGGTGACAGTGTGATGGTTAGCCTACAACCCGCGCCAGTTCTGGGTTTGTCCGTATTGGTGACAGTGTGACAGTACTTTTACCTATATACCCCCTGTACCTCCCGCTATGCCCCTCTATAGCCTCTTTACCTAACATCCAAACAAACTCTATTAGAAACTACTGTCACACTGTCACCGAAAGCAGCAATCCCAGCACTGGCGCGGGTTGTAGGCGTGACAGTGAGATAAAATTCCACTGTCACGCACTGTCACGCACTGTCACCAATAAAAAAGGCCCACCGATCAGGTGAGCCTCGAATATTACGCTTTGAAATATGTTCGCCGGTTACGTCCGTCTCCACGTTTCAACAATCCATCCTTCTCCATCTGTGCCAAGTCCTTGCCCACCTTGCCCGCAAAACTGGCATTTAGGCCCAGCCTGTAGCAGGCTTCGGCAGCACTTACACCAACGGTATCATTGGGCCACCACGTACTGACCCGCTCTTCCATGAGATGGTAATAGTCCCCTTTCACCATGAACTTGACGTTATTTTCTTCACTGTGCTCTGACTCTGAATCGGTAAGAACCCAACTCCAACCGGTGTCATACCAGTGCTTTACTTCCAACCAAAACTGAAGCAATTCATTCCTATTGGTCTGCCGAACTCGTCCGCTGTCGTAGGAATAGCCAAGAATATCGTTAACTGCATCCAGGCTGATCTTTCCTGTCAGTTCGATAACAGCAAAGCGGCTGTTACCCGTGGTGTCCTTGAAAAACTCGTCATCATTGACCGTGCCAATAAAGACGCCTTGCCGTCTCTTGTTAATAGCACTGCGGGCGTACGGTGCGCGAAAAGTGTCAATATCCTTGGTTATGTGTGCCTTTAGTGCTCCTGCCTCTTTGCGGGTTGTCCGTTCCAGTTCTGACAGCTCAACGATATGGTGGCTTGCCGCAATAATCACACTATCCTTGTTCTCCGCATCAAGGCTGGCCTCGGGTAGAAAACTGTTAGGCACAATAGAACACACACGGGACAAGAAAGCGGACTTTCGGGTTGACTGCCCTCCCTTAAGAACCGGCACCAGTTTTGCGGAGAATGACGGCTCATAAATCGCAGCAATCGCGCTGATAAACCACTTCTTAAAAACAGTGTCTTTATGTAGCGGGTCAGTACACGGAACGCAATCCAAAACACGCTGCACACGCGCCACGCCGTCCCAGTGTTTACCCTCCAAAGCAGCCGCTATCGGGTGATAGCTATTCTGTTCTCCGATAGCGGCCAAGTGGTGGTCTATCGTTGCAATTGGCAGATCAGTTTTTACGGCCTCATCAATAATCATTGAGCGCAAAGCCTCAAAACTCGGCTCAACTATCCGCCCACCCTGTTCAATGTCCAGGTTAAGGTTCATCTTATTGGTGGCGATCTGAATACCCATATTTTGAAGCAGCACCTTAAGGTTTCCGCTTGTCGGTAACGGCTTGCGTTGTTTATCTTGTCCCCTATCAGGGTATGACAGTTCCCGAGCTACCAGCTTTGGCGAGTCTGGCGGTAGCTGGTAGCCTTTAAACGCTTCTGCTGCTGATATTGGTATAATCTGTGCTCGTGTTTCACCTGCCATATGCTTAACACTGCCCCAGGTCTTGCCACCATTACCACGGGTAATACTTCTTACCTTTGATTCAATCTCGCACCTGCCGGAATACTTGGCGCTTTTACGGCTCCATTCATCCAGCGTATTAATCACATCCTCCCCGTATCCGTATTGATCAACCGTACCGGTGATAACGGTCAGCCAATCCTCATACCCTGCATCAGGATCGCACTTGTTAATAATACGAATGGCCTCAGCATCAAGCGTTACATTGTTATTAATATGATTACTCGATACACCATCTTTTTTTAACGCCGCCATAACTGAATCTGGAACGGGTACAGGTGAAAAGCCGCTGAAACAGTTACCTTTGTGAGACTTCAGATAAACAAGCTGATTCCCCGTTTTGATATCAACGCCATTTAACCAAAAACCATTGTTGGCTTGTTTGTACTCGTCTGTGTTGATACCTTCCGGCATAACAAACAGGAAGTGAAGAGACTTGTTATCACTACCCCATTGAACGAGGTGTTCATATAAGCCATCAAAGGTCATATCCATAGCTTCGGCGAGTATTTCTAGGCCCACGGTGTCAGGCTTGTAGCCGTCCCAGTCCACCAGAACCAGTCTATTTAGTCTTATCCCTATCTGTTCAGGCGATGCACGTGACCACTCGGTATGCTCGATGGGGTACTTCTCCCCGTTGGCGTACTTCGCCGGTGCGAATTTAGGTTTTGCCCCAGGTATGCAAGGTAAAGCTCGAACTGGGATCGGGTCGTATTGAGAACCCAAGACGTAGAGCTGGCGTTCTCGCCAGTTGCCTTGACTGGGATCAGATAAATCATTATATTTAGGTTGCATACAGCTTCCTTAGCTTATGCAATTTCCAACCCTTTGCGAGAGCGTTGGAAATCGGCAAAACCTTTTAATGGTGTGGATACATAGTTGAAAGGGTGAGAGCTCCAGTGTGGATACATTGGAGCTCTTTTTCATTCCAGCTCGCCCGCCATCCAGAGACCGAACAGCGGCTTATTCAGAAACAGTCGATTCCCTACCTCACGGCAGCATTTACGGAGAGACGGATCTTCATCGCGCTTACGTAAACACCGCAACAACACCTGATAATTCATACCAGGGACGTTAGGGAAGGTGCGAATAAGCGGGGAAATTCTTCTCGGCTGACTCAGTCATTTCATTTCTTCATGTTTGAGCCGTTTTTTCTCCCGTAAATGCCTTGAATCAGCCTATTTAGACCGTTTCTTCGCCATTTAAGGCGTTATTCCCAGTTTTTAGTGAGATCTCTCCCACTGACGTATCATTTGGTCCGCCCGAAACAGGTTGGCCAGCGTGAATAACATCGCCAGTTGGTTATCGTTTTTCAGCAACCCCTTGTATCTGGCTTTCACGAAGCCGAACTGTCGCTTGATGATGCGAAATGGGTGCTCCACCTTGGCCCGGATGCTGGCTTTCATGTATTCGATGTTGATGGCCGTTTTGTTCTTGCGTGGATGCTTTTTCAAGGTTCTTACCTTGCCGGGGCGCTCGGCGATCAGCCAGTCCACATCCACCTCGGCCAGCTCCTCGCGCTGTGGCGCCCCTTGGTAGCCGGCATCGGCTGAGACAAATTGCTCCTCTCCATGCAGCAGATTACCCAGCTGATTGAGGTCATGCTCGTTGGCCGCGGTGGTGACTAGGCTGTGGGTCAGGCCACTCTTGGCATCGACACCAATGTGGGCCTTCATGCCAAAGTGCCACTGATTGCCTTTCTTGGTCTGATGCATCTGCGGATCGCGTTGCTGCTCTTTGTTCTTGGTCGAGCTGGGTGCCTCAATGATGGTGGCATCGACCAAGGTGCCTTGAGTCATCATGACGCCTGCTTCGGCCAGCCAGCGATTGATGGTCTTGAACAATTGGCGGGCCAGTTGATGCTGCTCCAGCAGGTGGCGGAAATTCATGATGGTGGTGCGGTCCGGCAAGGCGCTATCCAGGGATAACCGGGCAAACAGACGCATGGAGGCGATTTCGTACAGAGCATCTTCCATCGCGCCATCGCTCAGGTTGTACCAATGCTGCATGCAGTGAATGCGTAGCATGGTTTCCAGTGGATAAGGTCGCCGGCCATTACCAGCCTTGGGGTAAAACGGCTCGATGACTTCCACCATGTTTTGCCATGGCAGAATCTGCTCCATGCGGGACAAGAAAATCTCTTTTCTGGTCTGACGGCGCTTACTGCTGAATTCACTGTCGGCGAAGGTAAGTTGATGACTCATGATGAACCCTGTTCCATGGCTCCAGATGACAAACATGATCTCATATCAGGGACTTGTTCGCACCTTCCTTAGCTTGCCGGATCGGAGTCCAGTTATTTAAGTCCATAGCCAGTTCTTGTACCTTGTTCATAATAAAAACCCTCAGATAAGTGATTTAATATTGTCAGTGCGAGCCAACAGTTGCCATATTGATTCACTGTGATTCGCATTGCAACCCCCTGTTTTTACACATTAAAAATGTAAATGTATATTTTCACGGAATCGCTCTTTTAATATCACACTGACTACAAAAATCTTTAATTAGATTAAACTTTATCCGGCCATTATTTATTTAAAATATTTCCAAAAACTTCATCCACCGCCGCCTTTTTACTCTCAACGGAGTGGTGGACATATCTTTGAGTAGTGACAATGGTCTTGTGGCCCAGTACCTCTTTAATCACTGACAGAGGTTGTCCACTCATAGCCAGGTAACTGCCGGTTGTGTGTCTCAGACCGTGGAACACCAAGCCGGTGATCTCTGCCTGTGCCAATGCGGCGTACCAATGCTTATCGAAGTGCTTGAAAGGGAATAGGGAATCATCAGGGTGTGGGAACAACCAGCCATTCCCGATCTCACGAAAGGCGGCCAGCTCATTCAGACAGTCACCAGTAAGCGGCAAAACACGGTCTGTGCCGTTCTTGGTGTCGCTCAGGTATGCAGTCTTGTCTTGAAAGTTGATCGCGTTCCAGCGTAGCCCCAGAAGCTCAGAACGGCGAGCCCCAGTGCTGACGGCCATCAGCACAAGCAGGTGCAGACGCTCCCACTGACTTACCTTACAGGCTGCTAATAGTCGCTCCAGTTCCTCACGGGATGCGAATCGCTCACGCTGGCGGGCTTCTTTGATTTGTTTGATCTGGCGGGCGGGGTTGTGCTGGCAGTCGTAGCGGTCGTTTATGAACTCGAACACGGAGGACAGCGCGGACTTGTACCGATTATGGGTAGCAGTAGCCATGCCATCATCAAGCATCGACTGAAGGCACTTTTTAACGTCTTGTTTTGTGATTTTGCCGATCAGCTTGTCTGCACCAATCGCACAGGCCCACCAGTTGAGACGCCCTTTCACGTTGGGGTCTTTGCCGGTGTGCTGGTCGAGGTACTCAGCTATAGCACTTTGGAGGGATAGAGTATTGAGCGTAACGTTAGCCAGTGTTCCAGCCAAGTCAGCATTGAGGGTGATTAAAGCGGCGAATTTTTCCGCCTCTTTTTTAAGGCGAAATGTTTTAGATACGCGAGAACCCTCCCGCATGAATTCCACACGGTAGGTTTTACCTTTTGCGCCTTGTCGTTCTTGTACTTTTGCCAT